ATCTGCATCATCTGTACCTTCATCATCTGTACCTTCATCATCTGTAATAGATGACACTTGTGAATCCGAATCAGTATCAAAAGGATCTAATTGAAATGAAGGATCTATTCCTAATCCATCATCAAATTGACCTTGACCTTGTAATTTATCTAAAACAAGATTTAAACCACCTACTCCAGTCGCAGTAGGATATATTTCATCAAGAGGAACAAAAGTATCTCCAACTTTTTTACCACCTGCTAATGCTGTAAAAAAATTACCATCTTTAATCATTTGCAATGTGTCTTGTTGTTGAGATCTTAAAAAAGGATCTAGACCTTGTGATTCTGCTTGATTAAAAAATGGTTCTAAATTAAAACGATTAGATAATGGACTTGATAAAACAAAATTTTGACCATCATCAAAACCAAAAGCTGCACCAAGATCATATGGCACATTAGTTCTAATAGATTCAAAAAAACTATCAGTCGCATCAGGTTGACCTGTAATAACTTTCCCTTCAGAATCTAAACTTGTTCCACTGGCAACATAACCTTGAAATGTTTTATCTAAAACTGGTGAAGTGTAAGTTGTTGGATCATCTTTTGCAACTAACTGACCTTCGTCACCAAGATCTAATTGTGTAGGATCTCTTGTAATATTTGTTGCACCAACAGGAATGCCTTGACCAGTTCCACTAACATCTACATATGTTCTGCCTTCGTAAGTATAAAAAACATCATTATCTGATGGATCATCTCTATTTGCTTGTTCTAAATATTTTTGTGAAGTTAATGGATCTGTCATCCCACCCCAAGTTAAATTTCTATCAGACAAATCTAAATTAACTCTTTCACCATCTTCCCTAATATTAATTCCTGTAATTTTAAGATTAGCTCCTTCAGGTGGAGTGCCACCTATCCAACCAGTATCACCTGATCTACCTTCATTGTCATCGTATTGATATGCTCTGCCTGTATCTTGGTCTACCATATAAACAAAACTGCTACCTCTTTTAAAACCAGGAATTGCATTCCCTGTTGTTGAATTTAAAAAAACATCTTGTGATGGTGGTTCTGGACTTCCATCCTCACCTAAATCTTGAGCAACTGGTAAATTTAATTCAGATGCTTGAGATTCTACATTTTCTAAAGCTTGCCTATATTCTTCATTAGTAATTTCACCAGATTGCAGTTGTTCTGTGAAAGGTGACATTTCTTGTGTAATAAAATCAAAATTAGTATTTGCTGTTGGTGTAATTTGACTTGCCTGTGGTTGATTTCCAGAAAACTGATCAAATGTCATTCCAACAGAATCTAAATATGCTTTAGTTTCTTCTGCATATGGTCCTTCACCATATTTATAAAGTCCATCAGCAGGACCATAATAATAACCTTTTGGAGCAACTACACCACCCAAACCTCTTTGAGGTTGACTGTAATCAGTGCCAACTGATGTCTGATTAGGATCTTGAAGTTGCACTCCACCACTTCTTTTATCACCTAAATCACTTAATGCACCTGTGCCAGTTCCCATGTCTAGTGGATCTTGCTGTTGAGTTTCCACGTTTTGAAATGCTTGACGAAATTGATCAGGAGTAATTTCGCCAGATTGCAATTGCTGAATGAAAGGTGTCATCTCATTCGTAAAATGTGCAAAATTATGTGGCATTTCTTCCCCCTGTTTGTTGTAGAAATGCAAGTAAATTACCTAGAGCACCAAAGTTTCTATCTTTTGCTTGCCTGTCTTGCATCATTTTCTGCATTAACATCTGTTGCATTCTAGGGTCAACTCCTTGTTGCATAGGTCTTTGCATCCCACCAAACTTACTTGGATCAACTGGTCTTAAAGCTAATACATCACTTATTCGCATTTTTTACAGCTTCCATTTGTAGTTTAGCTTGTGTCTTTTCCCTTTCTAATTGCAACTCTGCTTCAAGTTTAGCAACTTTTGCTTGTAAATCAGCTTGAGCTTTTGCAGTGTCAATTTGTAAATCTTGTTTAGCTTCAGCTTGTTTAATCTGAATATCAGACTTAGCTTTTGCCTGATCAGCTTGTATTTGTGCTTTTGTTCTAGCTTGTAAAGCTTGAGCTTCAAGTTGTGCCAACTGCTGTGCATACTGTAAAGGATTTTGCTTTTGTTGGTTTTGTTGTTGAGTTTGTAAAGCTTGTATCTGTTGCATTTGTGGTGCTTGTTGTACAACTTGAGCTGCTCTCTGACTTATTAAATTATCCAAATCTTGATTAATATCTTTGCCTTTGTACTTAGGATCTTTGAAATCTGGTAGTTCTGGCATAGGTATTCCAATACTTGCTTCCATCCTAAGTCGATATAATAAGGCAACATGTTCTGCAATATGTGCAGAAATCAATGGAATTGATCCTTTCATTGCAGGATTACCACCTAATGATGGATCTTGTAAAAACTGCATGTGAACTGCAATATGTGATTCGTGATCTTGTTCTATAAATGCTTTAATAGGTTTACCATACATCACCGACATATTTTCATCAATCGGATCTAATCTTGGTGCTTCTTCTGGTTCTTTTAAAATCTCTTCAATGTTTGGTATACGTAAAGCTTCATACATTCTTTTATATGCTTCATATAAATCATGTAATTGTGGAGCTGCTTGAGCCATCTGTAAAGCAGCTTGAGCTTGTGCAATACGCTGTGTGCTTGAAAATATATTAGGATCACTAACTGGAACAATATCAATTGTTTCATCAAAATCAGATGCATAAATTTCTGAACTTGCACCAGATATGGCAAATTTAAATACTTCATCCAAGTTTTCTGAATTTAATTTAGCAAGTAATTTAAACTCTTGACCTTGTGAATAATGTAATCGTTTGTGTATAGCTGAAAATGCTTTTGAGCCTTGTTCTATTAAAGCAACTGTCGATCCAACTGGTGCGTTTGGATTAACATCACCAACATTTAAATCAGCAGTATTCGCAAATCTTTTTCCTGCATCGACAATAAATCCTAATAAATTAAACAAAGATCCACTAGGTTCTTTAAATGGCAATGGCATAATAGCCTTATTTACATCGTCAACTGTAGCATCTAAATCAACAAACTCACCAGGATTGACTTGGATTTCACCACCATTAACACGACCTCTTAACTTAAATCCACCTTGCATATTACTAAATGCAGCCGAATCAAGTAATGCTCTTAGTGATCCAGTAGCTGCTTTTCCTAATCCACCGATCACATGATAAAGACCAAAACCATAAAACCCTAAACCAGGTAAAAACTTATAGCTGACAAACCAATCTCTTTTTAATTTCTTTTCATCATCCTCATTCCAGTTTCTACGAATGCTAACGATATTCTGATTATCGTAATCAATCGTTACGACATATGGCATACCAACTTCTGTTTCTTCATCATCAAAATATTCATAGACATGCATTTCTAACAAAGTGACAACATGATCTTCTGATTCGGATGCATACTGATCTACACCTTCAACCTGACCAACAGTATCTCCAGAAGGATCTGTATTACTATTTGTTTCAACTGTTTGCATGTAATAACCTGCATCGACATATTTTTCATAGTCGTTTCTTGGCATACGAATCACATGGGTATATCGAATCGATGTATGTAAATCTTTACTTTCTGGTGCAACTACAAAATCTTCTGCCTTAACAAATTGAGAACATTGCCTATCTAAATTGACATCCCACCAAACTTTTTTAAATGTGTGACCAACTAATGGCAGATGAAATAACATCTGATCAAGTTCTGGAAAGTATTCTGGCATTTCCTGTGTAATCTGATAATTCATAAAGTCTTTGACTCTACGTGCTTGATTTTCAGCTTCTTCATTAGCTTCACCAACAATAACAGTTTTAACAGGTCCACCTGATGGATATAACTCTGCAATAGCTCTTGCATTAAATTGCGTAGCTGCTTCTGCTATCAATGGATGTACAACTACACTTAATCCACGACTGGCACGTTCATCTTCACTTTCTTCTAAACCACCATCTGGATCTAATGTTTCTAGACCTTTTTTATATCGTTCTTCCCATTCGGATCTAGCTTCTCTGTCATTTTCATAATATTTAATTAATTCTGATGCTTTTCTTAATAATTCTGTATCAGTCATTCCTTCTGCAAGGTTTTCATCAAAAGAACTATCTTCCTTTTCAACCTCTGCATCTAAATCTGGATCACCAATTAAAACATCATCACCAAGTGATTCGACTTGCAAATCATCTGGTGGAGCACCTTCTGCGAAAGGGATTTCAACCATATAATGTTATCCTTTTACTTTCCTCAATATCATCCTCAAAGTCATCTTGTGAATGACTAACAAACCAACCTTTGCGTAATCTTAACCAAGCTTGTGTACAAGTGTCAACAATATCATCGTTATCAGTAGCAGGAAAAGACGCACAGATATCAATTAAATCCTTACACCATTTTTTGTTGGAAGGATACCAAATTCTGCCATCTTCTAATAAAGCAGACGATGCATGTGCTCTAGCTTCCTTATCTCTATCAGGTAAATATTCAATAACTGGTACACCTGCCATACGTAAATCTTGCAATAAACTTTGACCAGATGCCTTCTTTTCTATCAATACAGCATCAGGTTCATAATCCTCATAAGCTTCTTGTGCAAGTTTTCTGAGTTCTGGATAAGGTACTCTATCATACCACATTTCCAACACTAAAGCATTTATCTGACCATTTTTTCTAAATACACCCCAAGTAGTTCTGGCAGAATAGGATGTTTTTTCTTTGGTGCTATAAGCAGTATCATAAGATTGTAATACATATTCTATGTCAGGTAAGTCTGGACTTTCGTATGGCATCCACCATTCTGCTTTTAGAATGCCACCACCTTTGGGCATCGGTCTTTGTTGCAACTGACCTGCTGATGCGTAACTCCCAAGACTCTTTTCAATATTAACAAGAGTTTTTTCATCAATCCTCTTTTCCCACAGCAAATCTCCTTCCTTTGTTCTTGGATCGGAGAAGCCAAGTGATGATCTTGTCGGTGTCGGATGTCCGATTTCATATCGAGCAGGTAAGCATAAATGATCCCATTCATCGTATTGATTCGCTAATATATGTCCTGTTAAATCTTTTTCATGTACTCTTTGCATAATAATTATGAATGCACCAGTCTTTGGATCATTCAATCTTGTTTGCATCGCTTGATCCCACCAGTCCAAAACACTTTCACGAACTGTAGCTGATTCGCTTTCTCTGACATTATGTGGATCGTCAACAACTATAATATCACCACCTTCACCAGTCAATGCACCATCAACTGACGTTGCAATCCTAGCTCCAGTCTTATCATTTTCAAATCTTTGCTTTTGATTTTGATCAGAAGTTAACTGAAACGAATCACCAAAATGAGATTTATACCATCGACTATCTAATAATCTACGACACTTAACACTATCTCTTATTGACAATGAACTGGCATAAGAAGCATATAAAAATTTTTTCTCAGGCTGTATGGTCCAAGTCCAAGCAGGTAATACAACTGCAACTGAAATAGACTTCATATGTCTTGGTGGTACATTAATAATTAGTCTTTTGATATCACCATCAACGACAGCTTGTAGATGTTCACTAATGGCATCAATGTGCCAATTGTTTTGAAACTCAACTCCAGGCTCTATGGAACTCCAACTAGCCTTCGTGAACTCCCTCAATGACCTTCGGTATTTCTCTGCTCTTACTTGTTCCAGTGACAGATTGCTCAAGAACTCGTTCAAGTTGGGCAAGTTGTTCATTATCAATCCTAGATAAATCTATAATATGTCTTTGTTCTATAGTAGTATTTGTTTCCTGTTTATCAACCCATCCTGCTCTATTCTTTAACCAAAAGATCATAGCAGTATTATCTTTATCAACAGTAGCCTTTTCATATAAAGCATTTGTTACATTGACAATACCAGAAGCACGACCTCTTTTTAATGCGTCAGAAAAGTCAGGATTTTCAGCTTGTCTTTCATATATCGTTGCGTCAGAAACACCAAAGACAGCAGCTATTTGATCAACAGTTAAACCTTTTGATGCAAGGTGTTCTGCCTTTGCACAAATGGCTTCAGTTATTTCAAATTTTGGTCTACCCATTTTCTTTTTCATGTCTTACCTTTCTTGCAGTAGGTTAGCTGTAATTTAACATATAACTTATAACGACAAAAAAAGAAACCCCACTAGAAAGGAAATAAAAGTGGGGTAAGTTTAGAGAAGGGAGAAATATGATACTTTTTTATATATTTTCAATATACATCTTATTTTGTTCTAGCCAAGCTTTATTTCTTCTTTTACCTTTTCCAAAATATAAAGACCTGCAAATATAACCTTCGTCACCATACAATTGTTCAATACAATATTGATCTTTAAATCGTTCATGTATTTCCTCACTTAGCCTATCCTTTAGAATACTCAACTGTTTCATGGTCATTTTTTTAATATCTTTATCTTTAACCAGTTTATTCCCAACTTCAAAATCGTTCATTCAACTCTCCATAATCTCCATTTAGAATCACCCATTGCTCTTTGAGATAACTTAACTTTGTGAACTCTAGAACTATATTGTTGTATTGCGTTAGCCAATGATTTTTTATTCACTTCAAAACTATCACCTATTTCCATTTTAACAATAAAATTATATTTTGGTTGTTGTGCATTCCCTGCTGTTGGCATAGGCACATTTTTTTCAACTTTAAATTCCATGTTAAATCCTTTCTTAATCATTAAGTGTTAGGCATAACCCTAATATCAAAAGTATCAGAGCTATGAATAACACAACAGTCCATATTAAAGACACTAAGTCCAAAATTCATCCCAGAACATATCTAGTTCAGAAGATAGTGAGTTAAAAGTTGTTAAAAATTTATTATCAAATTTAAACATTAACTCTTTAAACTCTTTATGAGATTCACAATCACCAACAATCTTATGAGCATGATCCCAAAACTTTTCTTCTATATCTAATACAAAACTTGACATTCCCATTTTATTCTCCCTTACCTATAACAATTTCAAAAGCCTTATCTAATATATTGCTTGGTTCATCATCAGTTTTAAAACCAGACTCTTCACCAAAATCGAAACTTGAAGAGAAAGATAATCTTTCTTCATAGCCATATCTGTTTAAAGCTTTTGCTATTATTTTTGGATCTGAAGATATAACTGCTATTTTACCAAAACATCTGCTATTTTTTAAATGCCATAGTTCTAACTTACCTTCGTCTGCTGATATATGTTCAATTTTTCCCATTTTATTTTCCTTTCTAAATTAAGATTTGTTGATTATTTTAAAAGTTCTATCGAACAACTTATGTACAGCATCGTTAGTTCTGAAACCACTTTCTCTACCAAAATCAAAACTTGATGAAGTTCTCATTGTTTCCTCACAGCCATACTTTAAAAAAGCTTTAGCTAATTCAGAAGCTTTACCAGAAGCAAATACCATTTCATCTTTGCTCCATAATTCCATCTTACCTTCACCTGCTGATAAATGAACTATTTTTCCCATTTTATTTTCCTTTCTAAATTTTTTCTTTTCTCTCTATACCATTATAATGCCACAACTAGGTATATATGTCAAGGATATATCGAAATAAAAAGTGTTTAAAAACAATAACTTATAACTTTTATTTTGGGGAAGTTTTGAAGCTCCCCCAAAAAACGAATCACTTATGCTGCTTTTTGATATTCTTTTTCAGTTAATTTCATCAGATATTTTACAGCTTTCATTGCTTCAGATGATGCCTTCCAGATAAATGTTTCATCATCACCAAGACCTTTGATCCAAGCATTCA